ATGGCGGCGAAGCGAAAGAAGGCGGCGCGTGCGGCGCCGGTGGCGACGGCCGAACGGTGGACGACGGCCAAGCGCGAGGCATTCCTGGGCGCACTGACCGAGACGGCCAATGTGATGGGCGCGGCACGGGCGATCGGCGTTCCCGCGACGAGCCCCTACAAGCTGCGCGCGAAGGATGCCGCGTTTGCGGCGGCGTGGGACGCGGCGCTCGATGCGGCGTATAACCGGCTCGAGCTCATGCTGCTGCGGCGCGCGACGTTCGGCGAGGCATGCGACGGGGAGGAGACCCCTGCGATCTCGACGAGCTTTGCGCTGGCGCTGCTGCGCCATCATCACACGCGGGCCCGGCGCGGGCCGCCCGACCTGCCCCGGCCGATGCGGGGCGCAGCGTTGCGCGACAAGCTGGAGGCAAAGATCGCCGAGCTGAACCGGCGCTACGATGCCGAAGAGTAAAGCCAGGCGCTGTCCGACGGCATCGCCCTTCGAGAAGATCGGAGAAATGAAAGAGCGGGCGCAGCACGACCTCATGACGGGGTTGAGCGAGGCCGAGATCGTCAGGTTTCACGAAAGCTGGGCAATTTGGGCGCGGCACGAGCAATTGCCGCCCGCCTGGTATTGGCGCGTATGGCTGATGCTGGCGGGGCGGGGCTTCGGCAAGACGCGCGCCGGTGCCGAATGGGTGCATCAAAAGGCGCTCGACCCCGATGCGCGCATCGCACTGGTCGGGGCGACCGAGGAGGAAGTGCGGCGCGTAATGGTCGAGGGGTCGTCGGGCATCCTCGCCTGCGCGCCGATCGACGGGCGACCGGCATGGGAGCCGTCGCGCGGCGTACTGACCTTTCCGAGCGGGGCGACGGCCTATGTCTATTCGGGCGCGAATGCCGAGAGCCTGCGCGGGCCGGAGCATGATTATGCCTGGTGCGACGAGCTGGCCAAATGGTCGAAGCCCGACGCAACCTGGAACAATCTGCGCATGGGAATGCGGAGGGGACGGCGGCCGCAGATCATGGTGACGACGACGCCGAAGAACGTGCCGCTGTTGCGGCGTATCCTGGCGTCGGCCGAGACCGCCGTCACGCGCGGGCGGACGCGCGACAACGTGCACCTGCCGAAGAGCTATGTCGACGGGGCGACGGCGGATTACGGCGGCACGCATTACGGACGGCAGGAACTCGACGGCGAGATGATCGACGATGTCGAGGGCGCGCTGTGGACGCGCGCCGCGATCGAGGGCTGTCGGGTCGAGGTGGCACCGCCGCTGTGCCGGGTCGTGGTCGGTGTCGATCCGCCCGCGAGCGCGACGGGCGATGCGTGCGGGATCGTCTGTGTGGGTTTGAGCGCCGACGACATCGGCTATGTGATCGAGGATGCCAGCGTTTCGGGACTTTCGCCCGAAGGCTGGGCAGGGGTCGTTGCGGATCTGGCGGCAAGGCATGGCGCGGACCGGATCGTGGCCGAAGCCAACAATGGCGGCGACATGGTGGCGAGCGTGCTGCGCGCGGCGGACAGCGGGCTGCCCGTCAAGCTGGTCCATGCATCGCGCGGGAAGGTCGCGCGCGCCGAACCGGTGACGGCGCTCTATGGCTGCGGGCGGGTGCGGCACGCGGGCGCGTTTCCCGCGCTCGAGGACGAATTGTGCGGAATGACGACCGGCGGCGGCTATGAAGGGCCGGGACGATCGCCCGACCGCGCCGACGCGCTGGTATGGGCAGTGACCGAATTGATGCTGGGACGGCGACGGGTGGAGCCGCGCGTGCGGGTGGTTTGACTTTCACCACGAACGCTGGTGAAAACACGCCCTGAACCGGAATTGTTTACAGCATGAGCGCAGACGAATCACCGGCGATCGATCTGGCCCAGAAGGAATTTGTGCGCCTTGGGGCACAACAGTATTTTTCGGCCCCGTTGGCCAATCGCTACTTCATTCAAAAGCTCGACGGGGCCCGTGCTGCGCTGGTTCTTGGATCGATCGGTGCAGTTTCCTTTGAAGAAGGCGAGCCAGCAGTACCGATTGCCCATGTCGAACGCGTTGTGATTGTCGATCGAACGATGCTGATTGCGATGCGGGATACGATCGACAACTTGTTTGGAGAAGAGCGCGATGCTTGATTTGTATCATGTCGACGTGCGCGATGCAGGCGGCGGTGGCAGCCTTTCAAGTTCTTACGTTCGCAATGAAAAGCAATCATCCGGTTCCACGGCCCCGGGTCGGCATCAGCTTCTTACCGTCGACCTGGAATGGGACGATGAGGGCATGGTTTGGGTCGCCTATAGCGACGATATTCCCGGCCTGGTGCTGCAGGACGCCAATGTTCGAACTCTAATGAGCGAAGTATCGGCGCTGATGCCCGTGTTACTCGTTGCAAACTGCGGTTATGCGGATGAGCAAACGGCCGCATTGGTCGACTTGAGATTTGTTGCAAAAGGTCCTTCGGTTCAGCCGTCACATTAATGCCTGGCTATCGCAAGGATGTAATCCGTATCCTCGAGGCGCATGGTTGCGCTTTCGTACGCCACGGCAAAGGGAGCCACGACGTGTGGCGAAGCCCTCTGAACGGTAGGCAATTCATTCTGCAGCATGACCTGTATCGGGTCGCTGCCAATCGTGTTTTGAAAGAGGCGGGTATCGACGAACGGGTCTGACCCCGCCCAATTCGAGGAACTGACATGAAATTATTCGGCAGGAAATCTGCCGGGCGCGGTTTGCTGCGTCCGGCGCTTTCGCGTGGGTGGACGGGATGGGCATCGAGCGAGGTGCCGCGGTCCTATGAGGACCGGCTGCGCGACGGGTATGTGAACAATCCGGTCGCGCAGCGGGCGGTGCGGCTGGTGGCAGAAGGGGTGGCTTCGGCACCGCTTGTGGCGTCCGAGCCGGCGGTGTTGCCGTTGCTGAGTGGACGGACGGCGGGGCAGGGGCTGGTCGAGACGGTCGCGATGCAGCTGCTGTTGCACGGGAACAGTTTCGTTCAGGTGTTGACCGGGGCGGACGGCGCACCGGTCGAGCTTTTTGCCTTGCGGCCCGAGCGGGTGACGATCGAGGCCGATACGCGCGGCTGGCCGGTCGCCTATGTGTACAAGGCAGGCACGGCGGCGATGCGGATCGCGGCGGAAGATGCGGCGGGGCGGCCGGCCGTCATTCACGTAAAGACCGCGAACCCGACCGACGATCATTATGGCCTCGGGTGCCTGGGTGCGGCATCGGGGGCGGTTGCGATCCACAATGCGGCGACGCGGTGGAACAAGGCGCTGCTCGACAATGCGGCGCGGCCTTCGGGTGCGATGGTTTATGAGCCGGGCGAGGCGGGATCGGTGCTTTCGGCCGACCAGTTCGAGCGGCTGCGCAGCGAGCTCGACGCGAGCTTTTCGGGTGCGAGCAATGCCGGGCGGCCGATGCTGCTCGAAGGCGGGCTGAGATGGCAGGCAATGAGCCTGACGCCGGCCGACATGGATTTCGTGGGGCTGAAGGCGGCGTCGGCGCGCGAGATCGCGCTTGCGTTCGGCGTGCCGCCGATGCTGCTCGGGCTGCCGGGCGACGCGGCCTATGCCAATTACCGCGAGGCGAACAAGGCGCTGTGGCGGCTGGCGGTATTGCCGCTTGCAGGGGCTGTACTAGGCAGTCTGGCGGACGGGTTGAAGGCGTGGTTTCCGGGACTGACGATCACTGTCGATCTCGATCAGGTGGCGGCGCTGAGCGAGGAGCGCGAGCGGCTGTGGGGACAAGTCGCGGGGGCGGACTTCCTGACGCGCGATGAAAAGCGGGCGATGCTAGGGTTTGGTCCTGCGGGTGATGACACGCCGGACTTCGACCCGGAGGCGATCGAGCTGAAGTTCAACCCTTGGCACGACCCGGAGAATGGGCGGTTTACTTTCGCAGGGTCGGGTACCCGATCGAGTGAAGCGGCCGATCCGGTCAGGTCATCGGAGGCCGCGGGAATTGCGATGCCGCCGAGAATTCAGAGCGCCAAGTCGCCGGAAAGAATGCCACAGACGTCGCCCCCCAAAGCTTCAGCCGAGAAAACGCCGGATGATCAAAGGGTGTCGCAAGCCGCTCGCAAAACGCGGGAGCGCCTGGGCACGATCATTTCTGGTGGTGAAGGCGGCTACGAGTCTTACAACGCGGGGACGTTTCGCGGCAAGGTTGTCGTGTCGAGACTTAATCCGCCAGTCGGGACCGTCACCGGCAAGACTATCAACCAAATCATTGCCAGCGACTCTTTGCCTGCAAACAATCCTGACAGGTTGCGCGCGACAGGAAGATATCAGACCATTGTGCCAACCTTGAAGGCTGCAAAGGAGGTTTTGGGACTGACGGGTGGCGAACTGTATTCGCCCGCTCTCCAAGAACGAGTGTTTCGTGAGTATCTTGTCGAAAAGGCCGGTGGCGGTCGCCTGGCCGACTTTATCGATAAGGGCGAAGGCACGGTAGATACGGCGCAATATGCTGCTGCGCAGGAGTGGGCCTCGATTGCGGTGCCGAAAGGGTATCGGACAGCGCCCTACAAGATTGGCAAGGTTCGGTATCCAGGCGACATTTCTGACGGAACATTGTCCTATTATTATCGCAATGCAAACCGAGCCAATGTGTCGTCAACAAATGCTCTTCGCTCGGAATTGCAGACTATCGCCGATGCACGTATGAAAAGATGAGCCGCCTTTGGACGATTTGTAATGCAAAAAGAAGAACGCCTACTTGCTGTGTTTATTGCACTGTGTGGTACGGCGTATCTTCGATCCAACGCGCAAGGAGCAATAGCGGCAACCGAACCCCAAAAAAGGGTTTCTGTTTCGACCTGTTCAAAAAGAGGCTTCTGCGTCTCGGCGGCTGAAGAAAGGCTGGCTAACGCGATCAGCGAGAGACCCTATTATCAGTCTCGCAAGACATTAATCAGGGCGGGCTGGAAGCCTTTTAAAGCAAAATGTTCTGGGGGCGGCAGTGCCATAGATGGCTGTAAAGACCGTCCGGAAATAGAGTACTGTATGGGAGGTTGGCCGGCCTATTGTACTTTGATCTTCGTCAAAGGCGAAAAAAGGATGTTTATCGATACACAATATGGGACGCCAGGTGCACGAGATCGAGATTCGTGGGTTGTATCAGTGTCATATGGTCCGCTGAAATAGAGCTTCTCTGAAATAGCGGCACGGTAGGTTCCCAGGGGCGGTGGATGCCTTGCCGCCTGTTGCCCAGGCTGCCACGCGATGCGTCGTAGACGAATTATCGGTAAGCGAACAAGGCACTGTGGCGGCAGGCGGCCCTGCCGCTCGCCGACGCGATGCTGAGCCGGATCGCGTCATCGTGCGTTGCCCACCACGCAGGCACGGGGTCTCTGACAGTAAAGCACCCATGTCGCCAACGGCTCCTGCCTGCGCAGGGGGAGGCTGGCCGAGTTCGGTGCCCGGCCTTTGCCGGAGTGACGCCAAAGGAGTATTTCACATGAATGACGTATTGACCGTCGCGCAGCTTGCGCAGGCGGATGGGGGCGATCTGGTCGTAATGCGCGCGCTCGTCGAGGAGGCGAGCGAGATGGGGGCGCGACGCGCGCTGGCGCGGCTGGGGCTCGCCGACGAGGACGCACGTGACGACATGACCGAGCTGCGGCAGCTTTTGAAGGCGTGGCGCGATGCCAAGTCTTCGGCGCGTCACGCCGTCATCGGCTGGGTCGTGCGCGGGTGCCTCGCGCTCGTGCTGATCGGGATTGCGGTGCGGTTCCGGCTGTATTCGCTGGTGACGGGGTAATGAGGTTTGCGGGTTATGCGGCGGTCTTCGACCGGGTCGACCGGGGCGGGGACGTGATCCGCAAGGGTGCGTTTGCGGGCGAGACGGAAAAGCGCGTGCCGCTGCTGTGGCAGCACGACCGGAGCCGTCCGATCGGCGTCGTCGAGAGCCTGAGCGAGGATGCCAAGGGGCTGCGCGTCATCGGACGGGTCGATGATGCGACGCTGGTGCGGCAGGGTTCGGGATTATCCTTCGGGTATCGCGTGCGCGCGGTGAGGGGTCGAACAAAACGTGAACTCATCAGGCTCGAACTGGTCGAGGTGAGCGTGGTGAAGGTGCCGATGCAGCCGCTGGCGCGGGTGCATGCGGTGGACCCCTCATCCCGCTCGTCTGCGGCAAGTCGACCCTCTCCCGCAAGGGGAGAGGGGTTAATTCAACAGGAGAAGACGGATGGATTATGAAGTGAAGGCCGATGCGCTCGAGGACAGCTTCGACGCGGTTGCGATCAAGCCCGAGCGGCCGATGCTGGTGGCGGAACCGGCAGCGAGCCTGAAGGCGTTCGACGGCTTCGTGCGGCGCGGCGAGACGATGGAGCTGAAGAGCTTTACCGGCACGACCAACAGCGACGGCGGCTTTGCCGTGCCGCGCGAGATCGATGCGGTGATCGACACGACGCTGAAGGCGATTTCGCCGATCCGGCGCATTGCCAATGTCGTCCGCGTCGGGACGGCGGGGTATCGCAAGCTCGTCACGCAGAACGGCGTCGCGTCGGGATGGGTCGCGGAAACGGGGGCACGGCCCGAGACGGGCACGCCGGTCTTCAACGAGATCGTGCCGCCGATGGGCGATCTTTATGCCAATCCGGCCGCGTCGCAGTTCATGCTCGACGATGCCGCGTTCGACGTCGAGGCGTGGCTTTCGAGCGAGATTGCGACGGAGTTTGCACGCGCCGAGGGTGCCGCGTTCGTGGGCGGGACGGGGACGAACCGGCCGCGCGGCTTCCTGACTTTTCCCATCGTCGCGACTGCGGACACGGTGCGGCCGTTCGGCACGCTGCAATATGTGCCTTCGGGTGCGGTCGGCGCGTTCCTCGCCACCAATCCGCAGGACCGGCTGGTCGATCTGGTGCAGGCGCTGCGTGCGCCATACCGTCAGGGTGCGAGCTGGGTCATGAATTCGAAGACGCTGGCGACGCTGCGCAAGTTCAAGACCACCGACGGTGCGTTCCTGTGGCAGCCGAGCCTGATCGTCGGGAATGCCGATACGCTGCTCGGCTATCCGGTGATCGAGGCCGAAGACATGCCCGACATCGCGACCGACAGCCTGTCGATCGCGTTCGGCAATTTCCAGGCGGGCTATATCATCACCGAGCGGGCGGAGACGCAGATCCTGCGCGATCCGTATTCGAACAAGCCGTTCGTCTATTTCTACGCAACCAAGCGCGTCGGCGGGACGGTCACGAATTCGGAGGCGATCAAGGTGATGAAGTTCAACGTCTCGTAGGTAAGGATAAAAGCCTCACACGAAGACACGAAGACACGAAGTCAATGTGCTCTTCGTGCCTTTGTGTGGGCATTTTCTGCGCTCTTTTGGCGCTTCCCCTCACCCCGCTCACGCTGCGCGTGAGTCGACCCTCTCCCGCAAGGGGAGAGGGGTGGAGGACCTATGACGACTTATACATTTCAGCGCGGCGAGACGGTCTCGATCGCGCTCGATGCCGTGCAGGGCGATCCGCTGAGCGTGACCGCGATCGGCGCGGCGATGAAGCCGCTGGCGGCGGGGCGCAGTGCGATCGATCCGGCGGCGGCGGTCGCGGCGACCTTCATGGTCACGGCGCGTCCTGCGGTGGGTGATCTTCCCGCCGGATGGACCCTGACGATTCCGGCGGCAATTTCGGCGACGCTGGCGGCGGGGACGTATCTGGCCGATGCAAAGCTGACGGTTGCGGCTGGCGTGACGATCACCGAACCGGTCGCCATTCGCATGATCGACGCGGTGACGCCGTGACGATCGTGCTGCGCTGGCGACAGCCCGACCGGCCGGTGGTGACGCGGTGGCGCGGTGTCGATGCGGCGATGATCGCGGCGGTCGAGCGTGCGCCGTTCTCCCCTGTCGCAGCTGTAATCGGTCCGCCGGGGCCTGCAGGTGCGGCAGGGCCGCAAGGCATTCAGGGCGCACAGGGTCCGGCGGGACCGGCCGGACCGGCCGGGTCGGGCGGAAGCGCGACGGCGTTTGTCGAGGTCGATCTGGGCAGCGCGGGCCGGCGATCGGGGCGCTTCGTCCTGAGCGGCCTGACCGGTCTGACGGCGGGCGCTGCGGTGACGATGCTGCAGGCACCGGGGCCGTATTCGGGGAAAGGCACACGCGCCGACGAGGCCGAGATGGACGTGGTCAGCGTCGCGGCCTCGGCGACATCGGCGAGCGAGATTACCGCATTCTGGCGCAGCGCCACGCGGGTGCGGCGTAACTTCAGGTTCAGTTATCAGATCGGGGGATGACATGGCGATTATTGAAAGTGTGAACGGGTCGGCCATGGCGGTCGATCCGGTGTTCGGTGCTGCGCGCGTGTCGGTGCGGCCGGTGGAGACGACCAGCTGGATCTCGATCGGGGTGTCGAGCGGAGGCCTGACGGGCCTCCCGACCGGCTCCGGGGGGATCGTCTTTGCGCTGCGTAACCTGGGCACGAACCCCGTGATGCTGCGCAGGATCGGGATCGGGATCGTGACGACGACGGCCTTCACGACGCCGCAGATGCTGACGTTCGGCCTTGGCGTCGCGCGTAACTGGACGGCGTCGGACAGCGGCGGGACCGTGATCGCGCTGACGGGCAACAACGGCAAGCACCGCTCGACCATGGCCAACCTCACGAGCGTCGATTGCCGTATCGCGGCGACGGCTGCGCTTTCGAACGGCACGAAGACGCTCGATGCGAACCAGATCGCGCAGGTCGCGGGCTGGTCGGCCGGACAAGGCGTGGCGATTGGGGGAACGCCGAGCAATCTGTTCGGTCACGATCCCGAGGACTATCCGCTGATCCTTGCGCAGAATGAAGGGATCAACATCCTGAATCTGGTCGGCTTCGGCACCGGCGGCGTCGCCACCGCGATCGTCAACTGCGAAATCGCCGAGGCGGCGGCGTTCTGATGGGCATGATGACGCGGGCGGCCGTGACCGCCGATGCCTTCGCGCTGGACGCGGCGAAGACCTATCTGCGCATCGACGGCGAGGCCGAGGACAGCGCGATCGCGGCGATGATCGCGACCGCGGTCGAGCAATGCGAGCAGTTCACGGGCTTTGGGGTGCTGCGCCGCGCGATGACCGAAACTCTGGTGCCGCGCGCGGACTGGCAGGACCTGACGCCGGTTCCGGTGCGCGCGGTGACGAGCGTGCAGGGGCTGGCGCTCGACGGATCGACCGTGGCGCTGAACGCCAGTGCCTATGAACTCGATATCGATGCGGACGGGCGCGGGCGGGTGCGCTTCCTCGCGCCGGTCGTGCAGGGGCGCGTGGTCGTAACGTTCGAGGCGGGGCTCGCAACGAACTGGGCGGGCGTGCCCGACGGGCTGAGGCAGGGAATTTTGCGGCTGGTGTCGCATTACCACACGCACCGCGAGCGTGCGGATGAGTTGGGGCCGCCAGCCGCCGTTGCGGCGCTGTGGCGCGGATCGCGGCGCGTGCGGCTGTGAGTGCCGATGAGGCGGTGCGCGATGCACTGATCGCCGCAATGCGCGCCGAGGCGGCTTTCGACGGGGTCGCCGGGTTGGGGGTCGAGCCGCTGTCGGGATCGTTGCCGCAGGTGACGATCGAGTGGCCGCTCGTGTCCGATTGGGGAACCAAAACCGAGGCTGGGCGCGAGGTGCGGACGGCGGTTACGGTGCGCGTCGCCAAGGGGCAGCGTGGGCGGTTGCCCGCGCTGACGCAAGCGGTCGAGGCCGCGGGTGTGTCGCTGAGCGGTGCGATCGAGGGGTGGCAGGTGGCGAGTGCCGTGTTCGTCCGTACGCGCGTGTCCGACGGGCGCGAGGGTGTGCGGTCGGCGCAGGTCGAGCACCGGGTGCGGGTTTTGCAGAGCTAGGAGAAAATCATGCCGGCGGAAAAGGGTAGTGCGTTCCTGCTGAAGGTCGGGAACGGAGGCAGTCCGGTCGTCTATTCGACGGTGGCGGGGATGCGGACGACGCAATTGTCGATCAACGGCGAGACGGTGGTCGTGACGAACAAGGGGTCGGGCGGATGGCGCGAGCTGTTGTCGGGCGCGGGGGTTCGGTCGGTCAGCGTTTCGGGAGCCGGGGTGTTCACCGGGTCGGCGGCGGAGACGCGGCTGAAGACCAATGCGCTGTCGGGCGTCATCGACGATTGCGAATTGTCGTTCGAAAGCGGCGAGCGGATGCAGGGCAGGTTCCTGGTCTCGCGGCTGGACTATGCGGGCGATTTCAACGGGGAGCGATCGTATACGCTGAGCCTGGAGAGTTCGGGGCCGGTGGTGAGTTTGTGAGGGCGGAACCCCTCACCCGCTCGCCTGTCGGCGAGTCGACCTCTCCCACAAGGGGAGAGGTGAACCAGGTTCGCGGTGAGGCCTCGGTGCGGGTCGGTGGCGCCGAGCTCGTCTTGCGGCCGTCGTTCGCGGCGCTGGTGGCGGCCGAGCAGGAACTGGGATCGCTGTTCGCGCTGGTCGAGCGCGCGGCCGAGGGCGGGATCATGATCCATGAGATCGTCGCGCTGTTCTGGCACTGCCTGGTCGAGCGGGAAGGGTTGTCGCGTGCGATGCTGGGCGAGGCCGTGGTGGCGCAGGGGCTGAGCGGGGTAACGCCGGCGCTCAAGGTCCTGTTGCGGCAGATCCTGCAGGGGGCGTGATGCCCCACCCCAACCCCTCCCCTGAAGGGGAGGGGCTCTTTAGCGAACGGGCGCGGCTGCTGGCGGGGTTTGCGGGTGCAGTGCTGCACTGGCGGCCCGACGAGTTCTGGCGTGCGACTCCGCAAGAGCTTGCGGCGATTTTCGAATGTCTGGCGGGCGATGCGCCGCCGCCGGTTAATCTGGCCGCATTGAAGGAGATGTTTCCCGATGGATGACTTTGTGAGTGTGCGGCCCGATGTCGAATTGTTCGCGCGCGATGTCGCAGAGATGCGCAGCGTGCTGGAGAATGGCCTCGGCTCCGGCGCGGACCGGGCGGGGCGGCTGATCGAGAGTGGGCTCGCGCGGGCGATCCGGAGCGGCAAGTTCGGCTTCGAGGATTTGAAGGCGACGGCCTTGTCGACGCTCAACCAGATTGCGGCGGCGACGGTGCGGTCGGGATTGTCGTCGTTGCTGGGCGGCGGCGGGGGTGGGCTGGTGAGCCTGGGGTCAGCGGCGATCGGGGCGCTGACCGGACTGCCCGGACGCGCGACGGGCGGGCCGGTGTCGCCGGGGCGTGCCTATGTGGTCGGCGAGCGGGGGCCCGAGCTGTTCGTGCCGACGGCGAGCGGCGCGGTTTCGGCGAGCGGCGGCGGCGCGCGCGAGGTGCGCGTTTCGATCAACATCAATGCGGCGGCGGGTGCGGCGCCCGATGTGCTCGCGCGGTCGAGTCGGCAGGTGGCGCGTGCCGTGCGGGCGGCGTTGAGCGAGGAATAGGTTCACGCGAAGCCGCGAAGCCGCGAAGGAAGTGATCCTCCTTCGCGGCTTCGCGACCTCGCGTGAAATGGACTGCTGCCTGCGGCGCGAGGGGATTTTTATGGGCTGGTGGCTGGCGACGCGCGAGAGTGCGCGGGTTTCGACATGGGTGAAGCGCTTCGATCCGGTCTACTGGACGGTCGATTTTCCGCGTCCGATGATGGCTTCGGTGGTGAGCACGGGTCCGCGCGCGCTGCGCGTCGATGCGGTGTTCTATCGCAAGGACGATCTGGCGGGGCTGATCTGGGCGAGTGAGGATGCGGTCGATCACCCGCTGCTGAAATACGAGACGTCGCGCGATTATCGCGACTGCGTGCTGAAGTTCCGGTGGCGGTCGTCGGGCGTGAAGGCGCTCGATGCGATCAACGGGCCGACGCTGACGATCGAAGGGCGCGACGCGGCGGGCGTGGCGAAAAGCTGGTTCGTGCGGCTGTGGAATTATGCGGTCGGGACGCCGACCGATGCGGTGGTCACGATCGATTTTGCGAGCGTGCAGGGCGGTTTCGCGTTCCCGGCGGACGCGGTGCCGGTCTTCGCAGGCGATATCGACCGGATGTTTATTTCGGTCGTGCCGACGGCATATGACAAGACCAATGCCCCGCTGACCGCGCCGCAGGAGGGGTGGGTCGAGGTCAGCGACATTGTGTGCGACGGGGCGGGATCGGTCCTGGGCATCGGCGACGTGCAGGTGCCACAGCACGGGTTGAGCATCGCGACCGGATACGACGATGCCTATAATGTGACGCCCGCGCGGCTGGTGCGGAACATCCAGCGGCTGGGCTATGCGGCCGCGGTCAATCATTATGTCGGGATGAGCCATTATTACCGGCTCGAGGCGAATAGCGGGGCGTATCTCGCCAGCCTGACGGGTGGGGCGCTGAACGTCGCGGCGGCGGCGTGGCACGCCGATTTTGCAGCGCGGACGAGGGCAGCGGGGTACGGGCTGATCGTCTCGCTGAGCTATGAACTCTTTGACGCGAATTGCTGGAGCGACTGGAAGCAGCGGGCTGCGAACGGGGACGCGGCGGCGACGGGCTATGTCCCGCCGTCGACGCTGCTGTCACCGGCGAATGCGGCGGCGATGAACTATTTGAAAGCGGTGGCACGCACGTTCGTGCAGATCGCCGTTGCGGCGGGGCATGCGCCGCGGTTTCAGGTGGGCGAGCCATGGTGGTGGGTGACGCTCGACAATCGCATCTGCCTTTACGATGCGGCGGCAAAGACCGCGTTCGGGGGCAATCCGGTCGTCATCAATGATGTGCGCGGGAGCCTGACGGCCGCGCAGAAGGCATTGCTCGACCAGGCGGGGGCGTTGCTCGCAAGTTCGACGGCTGCGCTGTGTGCGGCGGTGCGCGCGGATCATCCGACATGCGAGCGGCTGTTGCTGCCCTATCTGCCGGGATCGCTGACGGACGACCGGCCCGAGGTGCGGCGCGCGAACTTGCCCGTGGGTTGGGCGAGCCCGGCGTTCGAGGTGCTGCAGCTCGAGGATTATGAGTGGGTGACGGCGGGTGACGAGGGCGCGTCGCGGCGGGGAATCGCGGCGGCGACGGCTCGGCTCGGCTATCCCGATGCCGCGCAGCATTATCTGAGCGGGTTCGTGCTTTCGGCGACCGACAAGGCGCAGTGGCGGCAGATCGACGCAGCGGCGGAGCGGGCGCGGGCGCGCGGGGTGGCGGCGACGTACATTTGGGCCTTGCCGCAGGTGCTGCGCGACGGATTTGTGCATTTCGATCCTTCGACAGGCTCAGGAGGGGAAGAGGCGATGGAAGCATTTGACGATGTGGGTTTTCCGCTGAGCATGGGGCGCGAGGCGACGGTGACCCCGGGCTTTTCGACCGCCGTCGTGACGACGGCGTCGGGGCATGAGCAGCGCAATGCCGACTGGGCTTCGGGGCGGATGAAGTTCGACGTGGGGCCGGGCGTGCGGAGCGAGGCGGACGTCGCCGCGCTGATCGCGTTCTTCCGCGCGCGGCGGGGGCGGGCGAAGGGCTTTCGTTTCCGTGATCCGACAGATTTTTCGTCGGGCGGCATGACGGGGACGCCGGGAGCGCTCGACCAGGTGCTGGGGACGGGCGACGGCGTGCGGACCGGATTCGATCTGGTGAAGATTTACGGGACCGGCGCGGACGCCGAGGTGCGGCGCGTGACGCGACCGGTGGCGGCGAGCGTGCTGGTCTCGGTCGGCGGGGTGGCGACGGCGACAGGATGGAGCCTGAGCGGCGGGCAGGTGGTGTTTTCGACGGCACCCGCGGCGGGCGCGGTGGTGCGCGCGGGGTTTCTCTATGATGTGCCGGTGCGCTTTGCGGAGGATGTGCTGGAGGTGTCGGTGGGGACCTGGCGTGCGGGGGATCTGGTGAGCGTGGGGTTGGTTGAGGTTCGGGAGTGAGTGCGATGACGCCTCACGACCGCGCCGCCTTTGCGCATTGGATGCGGACCGGGCGGCGACGTGTGTCGACGCCGGTCGAGTTCAAGTTCAATCCCTATCACGACCCGCGCAACGGGCAGTTCACTTTTGCGCCCGGTGGGCCGCGATCGGTCAGCGGCGTCGTCGTCTCCGATCGGAGGGCTGTCGCGCGGGCCGCGCCTGCTCGGCCCAGCAACCGAAGCGGGATCGGCGGCAACGGGGGCCGCCGCTCAACGACCCGATGACCCTGCGCCAGGTTTTTCCGGGTTTGGGCACGGCTTCTCCGATCGGAGCGACAGCGGCAGAACGCGTGTTTTTCATGGCCGACGGTGTGCTGGGCATCACAGGACCGGCTGCACAAATGACGGCTGAGATCAACGCGCAACGCATGGCGGTCCTTCTTGAGCAGATCAAGGTAATCGACCCCAACTACAGGTTTCAGTCTCTTGGCGCGACGCAGACACCGGCGGGTCAGGAAAACGTCATCCGGGGTCTCCGGCAGGACAGGGCAGCAGCCTATTATCGAATTAAGGGCGAGCTGAGGCCGTTGCAGGTCGAGACACTAAGGGCGCTGCAAGAACGCGCAGACAGCGCTTTCGAAGAGGGTAAAGTATTGTTTGCGGCAGGTCGCTTGCGACCACGCCTTTCCCGAGAAGAGGCGATCGGAAACTTCATCGATCGGGAAACACGCTCGGAATTGCGCGAATTGTACGCTGCGCGAGGCGTGTTGCCTACCCGATCAGGCCCAGTGCGCATCATTGGGCGGGAGTATGAGAGCGCAGGGGAGGATCTTACATATCGTATACCAGATGCACGGGTGGGCTCTGTCTTATTCGATGTGACTTTGTCTAGGAAAACCACTTCAACGGCGCAGATTCGAGGCTTTCTGAACAGTGACATGCAGCCGAATGTCGTGATAATTGTGCGCCCAAGCCAGCTTGGAACGGGCCATACGTATGCGATCCCAGCGACAGTGAGGCGCAGATGATTTCGGAACCTGATTATTACATCCCTCACACGCCATATGTCCCTCGCACCGTAGGGGAGATTGTAGACCTGTTGGCCAGCATGACGCTGAGCGCGCCATCTTTCAAAGACAGACTCCGTCATTATGATCGGAATGCTGATACTCAGTTTGGCGCCCTGAACGGTGGCCTCGACAATGTGCGCAAGCGGATAGGCGAGGAGGCTTATGCGGCTGTGCGGGCTTTGTCCGACCAGGCGCGCGCGCTGTTCGAGGCTGATCCCGAGGACAAGGATCCGGACAATCGCGGTCGCAAGTGCTTTTTCGAAATGGAGGACATCCTGATCGCGGCGGTGCGGCGGAAGCGCAAGGAGGGCTGACCCCTCACCCGCTCAGCTTCGCTGAGTCGACCTCTCCCGCAAGGGGAGAGGTGTTTTTACGAGCAGGAGACCGACATGACCGACTGGTTCGCCCAGCCGCTGACGACGCTTGCCTTTGCGTGGCGGGTCGAGCGGCGGGATGGGGTTACGCTTGGCTTTACGAGCCATGATCGCGACCTGGTGATCGGGGGACTGGTGCACCGCGCCGCGCCGGGGATGTTGCCGTCTGCGATCGAGCGGTCGGATGGCCTGGACGCGGATGACGTGCAGCTGTCCGCCGCGCTGACGTCCGATGCGTTTACCGATAGCGATCTGATCGCGGGACGGTGGGACGGGGCGGCGCTGACGCTGTCGGCGGTGGACTGGACCGCGCCCGATGCGGCGCCGGTCGTCCTGCTGACGGGTGAGTTCGGCGAGGTCGAGATCAAGGGCGAGGGCTTTGCGGTCGGCCTGCGTGGACCGACGGCGGTGCTCGATGCGCCCGTGGTCGAGGAGACTTCGCCCGAGTGTCGCGCCGAGCTGGGCGACCGGCGGTGTCGTGTCGATCTGGGTGGACGGCGGATACAGGCGTTCGTCGTGTCGGTGGCGGGCGATGTTTTGACGCTGGGGACGAGCGTGGCGGACGGCAACTTTGCCTATGGCGCGCTGCGCTGGCTGACGGGGCAGAATTCGGGGCTGGAGAGCCGCATCGTGGCGAATGCGGGCGCTGTCGTGACACTGCGGGACGTGCCGGCCTTTGCGGTGGCGGCGGGGACGCGGGTCGAGTTGGTGGGGGGGTGCGACAAGCGCTTTGCGACGTGCATCGGGCGGTTTGCGAACGCGGTGAACTTTCGCGGCGAGCCGCATCTGCCGGGCAATGATCTGCTGACACGTTATGGCGATTGATCCGCGGACGCTCGTCGGTGCGCCTTTCCGGCTGCACGGGCGCGATGCGGTGACGGGGCTCGACTGTGTGGGCGTTGCGGCGCGGGCGTTTGGCGTGAGCGATGTGCCGCGAGGCTATTCGGTGCGCACGGCCGATGGTGGCGGCGTTGCGGCGCTGGTCGATGCGGCTGGGTTGCGCCGCGTGCGCCGGGAGCCGGTGGACGGCGATCTGGTGCTCGTGCGCAGCGGGCCGGTGCAATGTCATCTGGTCGTCATGACCGCGGCGGGGTTCGTGCACGCGGATGCGGGGATCGGGCGGGTGGTCGAAACGCCGGGTGCGCTGCCATGGCCCGTGCTTGCAGTCTGGGAGGCTTGAGGAATGGCGACGGTGGTTTTGTCGGCGGTCGGCGCAGTGATCGGCGGGCCGATCGGCGCCGCGGTCGGTGCGGTGATCGGTCAGCAGGTCGACAGCGTGATCTTTGCGCCGGGGCGGCGGCAGGGACCGCGCCTGGGCGACCTGAGCGTGCAGACGTCGAGCTATGGGTCGCCGATCCCGAAGCTGTTCGGGAGCGTGCGCGTGTCGGGCACGGTGATCTGGGCGACCGACCTGAAGGAAAGCCGCACGACGCGGTCGAACGGCAAGGGGCGCGGATCGACCGACGTCTACAGTTACAGCGCGTCGTTCGCGGTGGCGCTTTCGGGGCGGCGCATCACGGGCATCGGACGCATCTGGGCGGACGGCAAACTGCTGCGCGGTGCCGCGGGCGACTTCAAGAGCGAGACGGGCTTTCGCTGGTATGCAGGAGCCGAGGGGCAGGCGCTCGATCCACTGATCGCGGCGAACGAGGGGATCGGCAGCACGCCGGCCTATCGCGGGATTGCCTATGCGGTGTTCGAGGACATGCAGCTCGCCGATTTCGGCAATCGGATCCCGTCGATCAGTTTCGAGGTGATCGCCGATGCAGGGGGATCGTCGGCGGGAGCCGTGCTGTCGGGCGTGGGTGCGATCGCGAGCGACGGTGGGCCTCCACTTGCGGGCGTCGCGGTCACCGGCGACAGCGTGCGCGGCGTGGCCGAAACACTGGCGCAGGCGATGCCGTTTTCGGTGGTGAGCGGGGAGGGCGGGCTGACCGCAAGGTTCGGGGCGGGCCCCGCGCGAACGGTCGCGGCAGACGATCGTGGCGCGACGAGCGGCGGCAGCGTGCCCGCGATCGTGACCGAGCGCGCGGCGGCAGCGTCGGTCCCCGACCTCGTCACGATCGCCTATAATGATGTCGATCGCGACTATCTCGTCGGGTCGCAACGGGCGCGGCGCGACGGGACGGCACGGCGCGAAGTGCGCGTCGACCTGCCCGCCGCGATCGGTCCCGGAACGGCGAAGGCGATCGGGCAGGCGCGGCTCGCGCGTTTCTGGACCGAACGATCGCGCGCCACGGTGACGCTGCCCTGGCGCGCGATGAACATCCTGCCGGGCGATCGCTGCACGGTGCCGGGCCTCGCGGGGCGATGGCGCGTTTCGCGGCTGAGCTTCGAGGCGATGGTTCTGCGGCTCGACCTGGTTCTGGAAAGCCCGGCCAGCCTGATCACGGCGGTGGCCGCCGACGGCGGACGCAACGTGTCGCAGACCGACATCGCGCACGGGCCGACCGTCTTGCGCGTGATCGACGTCCCGCAGATCGGCGAGACGCCGGTGTCTGCGCCCATATTGGCGGTCGCGGCAAACGGGCCGAGCGGCGGGTGGCGTCGTGCTTCGTTGATGGCGAGCGTGGATGGCGGGGCAACATATCGCGATGCGGGCGGCACCGCGCTCCCCGCTACGCTCGGCACGACGCTGACGGCACTTCCCAGGGGCAGCGCCTATCTCATCGACCGCGCGGCGAGCGTCGACGTTCAGCTCGTCCACGCCGGACTGACCTTGCAGGATGCCGATGAGGACGCGCTGCTTGCGGGTGCGAATCTCGCGATGATCGACGACGAGCTTGTTCAATTCGGGCGCGCTGATCCTCTTGGCGCAGGGCAATGGCGGCTGCGCGAACTGTGGCGCGGACGCTGGGGGACCGAATGGGCGACTGACGGCCATGCGGCGAACGGAAACTTCGCGCTGATGGAGCCGCAGACGCTGAGGCCGCTCGACAGTGCGTTTGCGGTTGCGCTCGCACAGGTTCTCGCGACCGGCTTGGGCGATGCATCGGGTGCTGGCGCAACGGCTCCTGCCGAAGTCGGAACCGCTGTACGTCCGCTTGCGCCGGTTGCCTTGCGTGCGGCGGCGTCCGGCAACGACATCGCGGTCAGCTGGCTGCGCCGATCACGCGATGGGTGGCGCTGGCGCGACGGCGTCGATGTGCCGATCGGCGAGGAGAGCGAACGGTATCGGCTGACCAAAGTCGCGGGCGGCAGGCCGGACCTCGTCGTCGAGCTCGCATCGCCCGCCTGGATCTATGCCGCGAGCGAGCGGACTGCCGACGCGGCAGCAGGGGCGGCAAGCGTCGTGATCAGTGTCCTGCAGGTCGGCGCGGTCGCGGTTTCGCGCCCCGCAGCCATCGTCGTATCCACAAGTTGA